TTACGGCGTGGGGGTTCAAGTCCCTTCTCCCGCACCAACTTTATTGCACCTTTAAAGGTGCTATTTTTTTTGCCTAAAATTAGGTGTTTGAAAGGGACACAATTAACTATAAATATAGCTGTTATGGCTTTTTTACTAGTATATATAAAGCGGTTTAGAAGCTTAACTGCTAGGTTATATGTTATAATAAATGAGATATAACAAAACGCTTGTAAAAAGCCTTAATTAAAGTACTTTTACATATCAACGGCAAAAATACGGCAAAAATAACTAACCAAAAATATCGGCAACTTTATCAGCTGCCTTTAGTCGCATATCATCGGAGAAGTGAACATAGGTTTTCAATACCGTTGGAAGGCTATCACCTAATAGGGCGGATACTGTTTTTATATCTACGCCGTTTGATAATAATTTGGTTGCGTATGTATGGCGTAGATCATGAATAGAATTATCCGGTAAGAAACTTTTCATTATTTGCGATGCGCCCCAGCTGCTGCTAATCCTATTATTAAAAAGGCGTTCGCTTGAACACGTTTCTTTGTATTCTTTTAAGATATTGGTTAATACTGGCGGTATAGGTAACTGCCTATAGCTATTTTTTGATTTAAGCGGCTTTAATGCATATTTGTTGTAATCAATAGCGCCGAATTGCTGCACTACATTAATAGTATTACTATCTAAATCGACGTTTTCCCATGTAAGGCCAATAATTTCACCGTATCTCATACCGGTATAAGCAGCAATAGAAAATATAACATAGTATTTATAGTTTCTATTCTTTACGGCGTTTAAAAATGTTTCTATTTCTATATCTGATAATGCTTTTATTTTAATAGGCTTATTGTTTTTAAAACGCGGTATTACTTTTAATTCATTTATTGGAATTATTTTATATTGATATACCGCATAGCTAAATAAACGTTGAATTATGCCCAGTGCGAGGTTTTTGGAAGCCGTTGCATATGTTGTATCATTCAATATGCGTTTCACTTGATACGGCGTAATATTCGCAATTTTTTCGTTATGTATAGGTTTGAATATATCGAACGTACGAATATAGGCGCGGTATGTATTAAATGCACGCGGCTTATTTTCTCTAATATAAATGTTAAAAAAATCAATAAGAGTTATATTTCTAAGACTATTATCGGTTGCGGTGATAGTCTTTTTTAGTTTATCAATGATCGTTTGCGCGTGAATTTTTGCCGCCTTTTGTGTTTCAAAACCCTGTTTCGATTTCTGGCGCCAGCGGTTTCCGTCTTTGTACGATACGATGCATTGATACCCTTTATCTTTCCTTCTTATGGTTATGTTGAACTGCATTGTCTAACTCTTTCAATGAATAACTTGCTATAAATTGCGCGCCGATAGTTAGGGCAACAACTATAAACATCAAAATATATCTGTGTTCTTTCCAATCCATGAAACCTAATATCATACCAATAATAAGATACAGAATACTTTGATAAAAGGCTACGTTAATTGCATCTTTTTTACTCATGGTAAACCCCTTTATTTAACAATATATGCGCGAATGTATCCGCATCATGTTCCAGCTTTACGCGTAAATCCGCATCTATTTCTTTAAATAAATCACAATCTTTATGAAGCAATACATGCCCTAATTGATGCGCAAGCGCTATGCGCTGCTGCTTCCTACTTAACCGGCTATTAATAATAATAGCCTTTTTAATCTCCGGTTTAATCAGTACACCGCTAACACCTACGGGCATACTTTTATAAAATACTTTAATGTTCAATCTACTTGCAATGGTGCGCGGTTCATTTGAGCCGCATGAATTAATTAAGTCTAAAACCATATTTAACATGCTAACAATTCCCCTTGAATATATTAATCGTCTAATACTGCTTTTAACACTTTTTGTAACTTTACTTTTTGTTTTTCCGTCAATTCACGATCGCCATAATAGCATACTAAAGCGCTATCTGTAATTTTCTTTAAATCAATACAATTATCTTGCTTTTTAACTTTAGGCGTTCCCTCTACGCCCTCCGTAAAATAAGAGGTTGGCACGTTGAAATAGTCCGCCAAAATCTTAACTGTTTTTAAACTGGGTGTAGAATTTTGAGTTTTCCAACGTGAAATAGTACTTTGAGCAATGCCAGTTTCTTTTGAAACTTGATACATGGAAACGCCAGTTTTCCGCATAGCATCGCAAAATCTTTGGTAAAACATGTTTAACCTCCGCAAATTATAAATGAGTATTTATAAAATTTACGAAATGTTTATTTGATTACTTGCGTAAACGCACGTATAATAAAGGCATAAGGTAGTTGCGGAAACGCAAGCAATCTTATAAACAATCGCGTTATAGCAAGTGTGGTAGTGAGATATTATTACTTGCTATAACGCAAGTATAACATTTAGAAAAGGTGGTGTAAATGATTAAAACAGTAACAAAAAACATTTTCCAACTCATGGATAACAAAGGCGTAACAGCCTATAAGTTATCTAAAGAAACGGGGATTTCTGAAAGCGTTATTTCCCGTTGGAAAAGCGGCGAACAATCGCCAAGTATTTCTAATTTGGTAAAAGTGGCGCATTACTTTCAATGCGAACTATCTGAGTTAATGAAAGGGAGCGGCTTATGAAACTAACGTATACCGTAGATGAAACGGCCGAAGTTCTGGGTATTTCTAAATCTTCGGTATACAACTTGCGAAACGCTGGTACAATTCACCAGCTAAATAAATTGCCAGGCGTTTTATTTAGCGTTGTAGAAGTTCAAAATTTGGCCGGAATTGAAAGTGAATGTAATTCAGTTAATTATAGGGCAATGAAAAAAGAAAACGAAGAACTACAAGAAGAAAACAAACGGTTAAAAAAATGCATAAAAAAAATAACTAACGATATGTTAGCTATTACGGGGGAATTGTAATGATCGGACTTATGAAGTTGGCCGGCTTTATTCTGTTAATCGGAACGCCGGGAAGCCTAGAACTAGATAATATCACGCTATACGAAGCGTGTTTACAAGGGTTGTTAGGCGTTGCGCTGCTTTATAGCGGCATCTATATCGACAAATTAAAAAAGGCCCAATAGTAACGGCAATTACTAAAGGGCAGATGCGAAAAGTGAGTTATTAAAGCATCTTAACCGCATAATATCATATGCGTGTTAAGGTGGCAAGGTGAAAAACATGGATAAAGAAAAAATTTTAAATCTATTAGAACAGTTTGAAAAAATCGAAATTGAAAAAGGTGCTAATTATCCCAATATCACTATTAATTTAGAGATTTCGTCAAATTCATATGGTGTGTTTAATCATTATATCTTTGTAAAAGACTATAACACAGAAATTTCTATGTTATGCGCGTTACAAGATTTTCCTACTACAGTAAGTGCGCCAAAAATCGAAAAGTTTGAGGAACTTTTGAGTGTATTGGAGTGTAGAAAATATGAGTAGCATCTACGAGTTAAACAAAGATTATGCGGAACTATCCTCAATGCTTGAAGCAGCAGAAACTCCGGAAGAAATCGAAGCAATTAAAAATACACTTGAAATGCTTGATTGCAGTATTGAGGAAAAAATCGAAAATACGGCAAAATACATGGTTAATGTAAAAGCCGATATTCAAGGTATTAATGCTGAAATTGATAGATTAAAAAAGATTAAAAAATCAAAAGAAAACGCTATCAAAGCACTTGAAAACAATGTTGAATATGCGATGCATCAAAGAGGCATTCCAAAGTTAGAGGTCGGTACATTTAAAGCCGGTTATCGCAAAAGCGAAAGTGTTGAAATTTATAATGCTGATGTATTGCCGCCAGCTTTTATAAAATCAATCGAAGTAAAGCCTGATAAAGAAGCCATTAAAATGGCTATTAAATCCGGTAAAACAGTAGATGGTGCACATATTCAAACAAACATGAATTTCTATATTAAGTAGGTGGCATGCATGGAATTTAGAACACTAAAAGCAAATGAAATAGATTGCCGTATTCAATCGCTAAACGAAAAGAACGGAAACGTAGGTGCAGTAGTGCTGCTATACAAAGATGCACGCGTTGATATGCGCTTGCTTGATGAAGTGGTAGGCGCAATGAACTGGAAGCGTGAACATACGATCATTGGCGATAGATTATACTGCACAGTTTCAATCTATAACGAACATACCGGCGAATGGGTTGGCAAGTCCGATGTAGGCACAGAAAGCAACACGGAAAAGGAAAAGGGCCAAGCATCTGATAGTTTTAAGCGCGCATGCTTTAACTGGGGTATCGGTAGGGAATTATACTCCGCGCCTTTTACTTATATCAATTTGCAAAAAGGCGAATGGTACACAGGAAAAGACGGAAAGCCTAAATCACACGCAAAATTTACAGTTAAAGAGATTGAATATGACGAAAATCGAAATATTAGCAGGTTAATCATAGTTGATAGTAAAGGAAGCGTGCGTTTCACAATGGGCGGTAATGCAGCGCCAGCATCTAAACAAAAAGAAAAGCACGTTGCTGGATATGATGAATTTGTAGCGTTGCAACAGGCGCACGACGTACCGCCAGCAGAAATTACAAAGTACATTGCAACAGAATTCAAGAAACCACGCATTGCGTTATTAGATGAGTTTGAAATGGTTGCAGCGTTGGACTGGTTAAAGAAATTCATTGAAAAAGGCGCTAAATAATGAAATGGATAACAAAGGGTATCAATTTAATCAAGTCGATTGGCTGGAATATTTTGATACCCGCACCGAAAGATGAAGCGTTAAATAAGTTAGATCCGGAAGCGGAATATATCGTTGAAATCAAAAAGAATGTAAAACGCCGTTCACTAAATGCCAACGCATATGCATGGGTGTTATGCGAAAAGATAGCGCATGAACTTTCAAAGAACGCATATATTTCAAAAAATGACGTGTATAAGCGCGTTTTGATTGAATGTGGTGCGTTTACCTATATACCAGTCAAAAACGCCGCCGTAGATAGATTTATCGAAATTTGGCACGGCCACGGGTTAGGCTGGCACGCAGAAGATGCCGGCCCAGCCAAAACGGAAGGTTATACAATCGTTCGCGCCTATCATGGTAGCAGCGTTTACACGGTAGATGAAATGCGGCGTTTAATTGATGCACTTGTTGATGAGTGTAACCAATTAAACATACCTTTAGAAAACAATGATTATATCAACTCATTAATAAATGAATGGGGGAACAATGAACAAGCGAAAGAAACTTGATAACGTTCTATATGCCCGCACCAGAAAATGGGCGTATGAACGCGATGAAGGTTTATGTGTTTTGTGTGGCGCAATGGCTACGGAAGTACATCACATAACCTTCAGAAGCCAAGGTGGTTTATCAAATCTTAGTAATCTGGCTTGCCTATGCCGTGATTGCCATACAAAAGCGCACGGCGTAGAAGCTAAGAAAATACGCGAAGTATTGAAGGAAAGGAATGAGGGTATTAAATGGCAGAACGAAGAATGATGTCTAAGAAAATTATTGATACAGATAACTTTTTAGATATGCCGCAAAGTACACAATGCCTTTATTTCCACTTATTACTACGTGCAGATGATGACGGCTTTATTCAGTCGCCGAAAAGCATCATGCGCATTACTGGGTGTAAAGATGATGATTTAAAACTACTCAACGCAAAAGGTTTTGTAATTGGTTTTGAAACTGGCGTTATTGTCATTAGACATTGGCGGATACATAACTATGTACAAAGTGATCGTTACTCAAAATCAGAACTACCGGAAGCAAAATGCGTAGAACTAAAAAACAAGGTGTATGAAGTGGTAGGGCGACCGATGAACCCAGATAATACCTACATGGATACAAAATGTATACAAAATGGATACAATCTGGATACACAGATAAGAATAGATAAGATAAGAGAAGAAGAGAATAGAATAGAAACACTATGTCATGTTTCACATGACGATGTGGATAAATCTCACTTTGAAATTATCGAATATCTTAATCTTAAAATTGGTTCAAAATTCAAGCCAACAACTAAACCATATGTACAAGCAATTAGATCACGCTTGAAAGAAGGTTATACCGTTGATGATTTTAAAACGGTCATTGATAAAAAATGCCGTGAATGGAAAGGCACAAAGTTAGAAAAGTATTTAACGCCTAAAACTCTATTCGCACCAAGCCATTTTGATACTTACCTAAATAGTAACGAAATGGCAGCGATGACGGATACAGAACGAAAGGTTGCAGAACTAAACGCATTAATTGATGCGGTGGAAGGGGGAACGAATGAAGTCGGAAACATTGAAGGCTACGGGCCAACTATTGATATATCCGAATATTGATAATACAAAGGTTAAAATGTACGCCTACATGCTGGAAGATATTAACCCGGTAACATTGGCCGAAGCTATCAAGCAATGCATTAATACAAGTGAGTTTCTTCCGTCAGTTGCCGCTATTCGCAAGAAAGCGGCGGAGATTTCCGGATATGTCAACGGCAAGGAAGAACGATTGATTGCGCAAGATGCATGGGAAATCGTGCGCAAGAAAGCCAGCCAAGTAGGTTATGAAAAAGGCCTTGATGAACTGGAAGGCATTACAAGATTGGCAGCTAGAACTGTATGGCGTTTCTTTGATCCAAGAAACTGCCAAAGCTACAACGAAAGCGCGGCAATGAGCCAATTCTGCAAAGCCTATGAACAACTGGCAGCACGCGAACAAAGAAATATGGAAATCGCGGAAAGCATTAAAAGTAATGGCCTGTTAATGGAGGCGCGTAAACGTGCAGAACTTAATATGCCAAAACAAACAGAAATTAAGATGCTTGATAACGGCCATTTGGTTGAAGTTGAAAAGTACGAGCCTATAGACCTCAAAGAAGCGGTTAAAAAGGCGGATATTTCAAAAGAATATAAAGCGTTAATTCTGGGGGTGCTGGAATGAATGAAAAGTATAATGTGTTTCCTAAGTTAATCGAATGTAGGAAGTTACTAGGATATACACAAAAAGATATGGCCGTAATGGTTGGCGTAGGACGTGAAACATATAAGAAACACGAACGAGGTGAATTTGATTTCAGATTAACGGAAATGTTAGCTATTAAAAAGTTCATCAACGATGAATTACAAACAAATTTTTCGCTAGATGAATTGTTTACACCGCAAAAAATCGTTTAAATGCGTTGTATGGAATTTTTAAGCCGTTAATGATAAATCATAAGGGCTAAATAGTAGAAGGGGCAAATTGAGCGAATTTGCCCTATAGAATTAGAAAATAGAAAGGGAATTATATATGAATAGTGTTCAATTAATGGGAAATCTTGCACGTGATCCGGAAGTACGATATACGCAATCTGGCCGAGCGGTGGCAACTTTTACGGTGGCGGCAAGTAATACCTATATCGATAGTGCTACAAACGAAACGAAAGAGCAAACTGCTTTCATTAATTGCGTAGCATGGGGAAAGCTAGGCGAAGCAGTAGGCAACTATCGAAAAGGAAACCGCTTATTTGTAGAGGGTAGAATTCAAACAAGAAGTTATGAAACGCAAGACGGGCAAAAGAAATATGTTACGGAAGTAATCGCCGGTTTTGTTGGGTTATCCGCTTTAAATGATGCGGAAGCTGGCAGCAATTTCGATAATTTTGCAGATGATAAGAACGATGAAAACGTTCCGTTCTAGGTGGCTAATGTGAAAATACTAGATGCGTGTTGTGGTTCTAAAATGTTCTGGTTTGATAGAGAACATAAAGAAACGGTTTACATGGATAACCGGACGGAAAACACAACACTATGCGACGGTAGGAAGTTAATCGTAAAACCGGATATAGTTGCAGATTTTAGAAAAATGCCTTTTAAAGATGAAACTTTTTATTTAGTTGTATTTGATCCGCCGCATCTGGTGAGTGCTGGCAACACATCGTTTTTAAAACTAAAATACGGAAAGTTAGGGCCGGACTGGAAAGAGGATATAAAACAGGGCCTTGCGGAATGTTGGCGGGTACTTAAACAAAATGGAACGTTAATTTTTAAGTGGAACGAAGAACAAATAACCTTGCCAAAGGTACGCCCGTTATTGCCGGTTGAACCGATTTTAGGGCAACGGCGTGGGAAAACAATTTGGTTAGTATTTTTTAAAGGTGAATAAAAATGAAATTACCATGTAAGGGTTGTGAGTATAGGGTGATAGGCTGCCATAGCACATGCGCAGCCTACATAAAATACAGTAGCAACAGAAAAGAAGAATTAGAAACCCGTGATATCCGGGGCGATGTGTACGGGTATATCAAGACAAATAACAACCGCATCAAGCGACGTATAGGTAAATATTAGGAGGAGAAAGGTGCATATATGGGGGTTATTTGATGATGGCAACGGCTGCTATCGTCAAGCGGTAGATGAATATAACGTGAATATGGGGGGCGGCACACGATCACATCAATAGGAATTGGCGATGCGTGTATCAACCAAGACCTTGCAGTAAATACTCTACATAAACCAAACGCATTATGGGAACAGTTGGACAAGCTAGATAGACCTGATGTAATTCTAGCTAGTCCACCTTGTGAAAGCTGGAGCGTGGCAAGTGCTATGAAAGGTGGTAATGCGTGTTGGAAACAAGAAAAGGATATGACAATCAATTTATTTGGTGAATATGAGCAAGGAAGTAAATTCACAATCAGAAATCAAGCTGATTATGAAAACTACCAATTCAAGTATGATAAGTCATTTCTAACACGCATCAATGGTGAGATGTGCATATACAACACATTAAAAATCATTGAGCGGTATCAACCTAAAGTATTCGTGATTGAAAATCCAGCATATGGGTGGATATGGGAATACATCAAAAATGTAATAGGGTTTGATGTGCCTTATGAAAACCTAACCTATTACAACAACTATGATTACCCAATTAAAAAGCCGACAAAGTTTGGCAGTAATATCAATTTAAAATTGCTTAAAGATGATATAAAAAATCAAATCAAGTTCAATAAATTAAACGTAAAAGGAATAAACCGATATAATACGAGGTCGCATATTCCGCTTGCGTTGGTGAAAGACATTTTAAAACGATGTGAGCAATATATAGAGAGGTAAACATGTTAAGAATAAAAGTATTTCAAAATGGATCAGCAAGATTTTATAATACTAAAACATTTGAACAAAAAGACGGAAAAGATAACGAAATGTATGAATTTATGCTAGCTATGGGAAATGTTGATTTAGGAAACAGAAAATTTATACATTTTGTTGATGATGTAGCAGATGAGAATATTTTTGTATCGCCTGTTGGGTGTGTGATTGAGGTTGAAAGGGTTGCGGAAGAATGAACGGGGGATATATAGAAAACTGGTTCGCGTTGGGTGCTTGCATCTATGGTAGAAAAACCGCAGATGCAGCATTGGCCGCGCTAGGGTTAAGGAAGGAAATAAAAAGAAAACCGGCATATCCGGATATTGAAACAAATACATTAGTTGCCTTATACAATGACGGTTTAAGTATAAGACAAATTGCTAGCAAATACGGCGTATCATATACATTTATTAGAACTCGCCTATTTGGGACTGGGTTAAATCTTGAAAGGCGGAAACGATGAATAACTATTTTCGGGAACAAATGAAAAAGGGGTATGAGTGCGATTTATTAGAAAGTGCATTAACGGTAGTTATTGGCGATGAAGTTATAAAACCGGAATTGATTGAAAGCGGAATAGGCACAGAAGGATATTATAACTTAATGTACAGGCGAAAAGACAAAAATAAATGTTCTTGCCGGTTTGCCGTATCGCTAGAAACTTTCTACGGGCGCGGTAATGACTTAGAAAAGAATGCATATCTAATCAAAACAGAAGCGAAAAGATTAATGCTAGAAGGGGAAGTAGAAAATGACGAATAAGCAAAAATGGTTATTGCAAGAAATGTACGATGAAGGTTACCGTGATATTAAAATCATCGGTGTATACGCATACTTTGTAAATCCGGATTTTATTGAAAACGGCGGTAATTTTAAAGTACGCGATCATACCCCGCGTATTCCATGCCGGGTACTGGGGTTAAGTCCTAAAACCGATAAATACTCTATTGCATCGTTACTGGGCATTGTGGAATGGGAAAAGGTTCCAGTTGATACACCTATCATCGCAAATACTCCGTATGGAGAATTAAGGCGGTATTTTGCTAAATATGACGGCGGGAATGTTTGGTATTTTAAGGACGGGCAAACGAGTTGGAGTTCTGGTTTTCTGGGGATTATCACAAAAATAGATGCATGTAATGTGAGGTTGGCGGAAAAATGAGCGTAATTGACATAGTATTTAAAGGTAGGCCTATTACCAAAAAGAACCACGGGCAAATAGTTAAAAATGGCAATAAGCGGGGTTATATTCCTTCAGAAGCTTATAGAAATTATGAAGATGCTTGTTTATGGCAACTGGCTGGCAAGAAACTGCATATATCTGGCGTTGTGGTTGTTGAGTGTAAATATTATCTTCCAAATAAAAGAAGCTGGCCGGATTTAATCGGATTGCTACAAGCGACTAGCGATATATTAACAAAGGCCAAAGTCATTGATGATGATAAATGGATATGTTCCTATGGTGAAAGCTGCATTGCTGGCATTGATAAAGAAAACCCGCGGGCAGAAATTCGTATCATGGATAGGCGAAACGCCGTACTAGAACAGTTATTGAAATAGGGGAGTACGTCAATGAATACAGTAATGAGCAACGCAAGCGGTTCCGGGGTTCCGTTTAATTGTCAAAACTGGCTGGCGTTGGGTGTAGTGATCTTTACGGAAATTGAAATTGACGATGCACTACAACAAATAGGCCTAAAGACTAGCGGAAATCAAGAAGAATGGCGGGAAGCGAACAAAGAAAAAATCATTGCATTAAGAAAAGCCGGTTTAAGCGTAAAGGCAATTAGCCGCCGGCTATGCGTTACAACCTACGGCGTAAAAGTGGTATTAAGAAATGCGGGGTATTTGAAATGGGTATAATCAACAATATTAAACGGTTCCTATTTGGTGATAAGCGATATAATGCGGATATCATTAAAGTTAAACGATGCTTGCCCGGTGTGTTGGTGCCGAAAGTTGGAAGCGAAGATGCTGCCGGAATGGACTTTTACCAGCCGGAAAGCGTAGTTATAGAAACGCATCAAACGCAATACGTTTCTTTGGGGTTGGCGGTAGAAATTCCAAAGGGTTATATGTTGATGCTGGCGCCACGATCTAGCCTAAGCAAAACGCCGTTAATTATTCCGAATTCGTTCGGGGTGATTGATGCAGATTATAGGGGCGAAATTAAAGCGATACTACACAATACCAGCGATGATGCGTATTTAATCCAAAAGGGCGATAGATTAGTACAGGGTATTCTGGTACCAGTAGGCGCATTAAAGTTGTTAGAGGTTAATTCCTTAACAGAAACGGCGCGCGGTGCTGGTGGTATTGGCAGTACGGGGAAATGAATAATGATTAAATTTTTATTTGATGCTGCATTGGCCTTTTCATTGGTTGTAGCATTGTTTAAGCTGGTATCGCTATTTGCGATGTAGTGGATAAGGGGCGAAATAAACGCCCCTTTGATACAATATGAGTAGGCGAAAGGGGAAATGTGTATGCCTATTATTAACCCGATATATTTGTATTTGATTGAGGTACTGCATAATTTAGACGTGATAAATAACCTTATTTTTATTACGCTGGCGTTCATAACGCTTGTTACTGGCGTTATGTATATTATTGATGATTACGCACGGGAAACGCTAAGCCAACATAAAGGCAAAATGATTGGGTTATTCGTGGCGTTTGTAATTAGCAGTATGATCGCGGTATTAGTTCCAACAAAAGATACCATGTATAAAATGCTAATTGCTAGTTATGTAACAACTGACAATATCCAAATCGTAAACGAAGCCATTAAAACCAACTTACAAGACTATTTGAACATGTTAGGGGAAACAGTTAAGAACATGCGATAATGAACCATACGGGGGAAATATGACGGATAAAGATTACAGGGAATTAGCAAAAGAATATTTAGAACCTATTAAACTGATCACGATGAAAATTAATTCTCTAAAGGAGGATTTAAAGCATCTACAATCAGATATAACAACCATAGGCGCCGTTGATTATTCCAAAGAACGCCTAACAGGCGGCGGAACACCGGGCGGACTAGAACAACAGATTATCCGATTAGAAAGCAAGCGCGATGCAGTACACAAAGAAATAGGTGCATTGATTGATGAGCGGGAAACCGCAGCGGATATCATCAACACATGCACCACAGGGAAAGCGAATATTTTATTATTGCGCGAATACATCGACGGCAAAAGCGCGAAGCATGCGCGGTATTTTACGGACTTAGAAAAGTCGCAAGCGGCAGAATTAAAAACAGCTGGCCTTGTACAAGTAGGGTATTATCTACACCATACATATTATGCTTGTATGCATACGGCTAAATCGGTATAAGACGGACTAAATCGGACTATATCGGAAACAGGCGGAAACGCCATATATAGTATAATTATATTGTCATATGATGCTTAAAAGCCATTGACGTTAATTCTCCTATTAGATGATGCAACACATGGGGAACTTTGGGCCGTTCCCCTTGCGTGTTGTATACAGTACCGGCATAACTCCTTTCAATAAACACAATGAACACATGCCATACAATCCTTGTTAAATATGTACTTCCTAATAACATAACTGTTTGTACGATTTCATAGATTGCCGGTATTGTATAGAACATACAAACAAACTGAATAAAATTATCAAAATATGAGGTATATCCACGGCGATATATCTCATTTTTTGCATAAAAGGAACATTTAATTATTGAAAACTGAACATAATGCACATTTTTTATTTTAAGAGATATCACCTTCATAGATTGCAATGATCTTTTAGTGCGGCGTGTTCGGTTTTGAGTAATTAAAGAAAAGGTGGTGAAAAGCTAGTGAATATAATATGTACAAAATCGAAATGCCTAAACAATAAAGGCGGCAAATGTACGGCCAACGAAATATATTATGACGGTTTATGTCAAACGTATTGCACTAGCCAACACGCAGCCAAGCAAGTAGCCGGAATATGCCAACGATCACATGGGCGCATGAAAAGCAAGGATAACAACATACTACGATAGGGGGGTGAAACAATGGCGAAAACTACATATAAGGACTGGGAAGCAGAAGAAAAGATTTTACTGTTACAAGGTTGGGCGCGTAACGGTTTAACCAATGAGCAGATAGCCAGCAATATGAGTATTGGCATAACTACCCTTTGGGAATGGCGCAAGAAATCACCGAAAATAGCGAACGCCCTAAAAATAGGGAAAGATGAAGCGGACATACAAGTAGAAAATGCATTGTATAAAGCAGCACTTGAAGGAAATACAACGGCTATGATTTTCTGGCTTAAAAATCGACGTTCTAAAGATTGGCGCGATAAGATACAACAGGAAATCACAACCGAAAGCGCCGTTAAGTTGGTTATTGATAATAATGAATTGAGTGAGCCAGATGAGTAAAACAAATCTGTTTCGCGATGTAATACGGCCAACACCTAAGCAAAAAGAATTCTTGCGCGCGGTAAAGCAAAACATATATACACTATATGGCGGTGCTGCTGGTGGTGGTAAATCATATATACTCCGTTGGGGTTTGATATGGCTTTTAATTGATTGGTTCATCAAAACAGGAATTAAAGGCATACGCGTTGGGTTGTTTTGTGAGGATTATCCAAGTCTTGATGATCGTCAAATTTCTAAAATCAAAATGGAGTTTCCAGAATGGTTAGGAACCTATAAAGAAAGCAACCATGAATTCACATTGAACGATGAATTAGGTGGCGGCGTGATATGTTTCCGTAATCTTGATAAACCTAGTAAATATCTTTCTAGTGAATTCGCTGCAATAGCAATAGACGAATTAACCTTGAATAGTCGCGACGTGTTCGATTTCTTGCGCATGCGTTTACGTTGGACTGGTATAAGCGATACTAAGTTAATCGCTGCAACTAATCCGGGCGGTAAAGGGCATATGTGGGTAAAGGATTTATTCATAGATAGAAACTTTACAAAGGAAATGCAACCATTCGCGGATAAGATTGCATATATCCAAGCAAGGGCAAGCGATAACCCGCATCTATCACAATCTTATATAGATGCACTTAATACATTGCCGGAAAAACTACGTAAGGCGTATTTAGAAGGCGACTGGAATATATTTGAAGGTCAAGTATTTACAGAATTCCGTACCGATAAACATGTAATAGAACCGTTTGAAATACCGCATCATTGGCAACGGTATCGTTCAATGGACTGGGGATATACGAAACCATATGCAGTATATTCCGCAGCGGTTGACTATGACGACGTTTTATATATTACTGGCGAATTTTACGGTTGTAAGCCGGGTATGCCAGATACTGGTACACAGGAAACCGCGCGGGAAGTTGCACAAAAGATAGAACACTTGAAAGACTATCAAGGTGTAGCAGACCCCGCAATATGGCAACGAACAGGCCATGACGGGCCAACGATTGCGGAAATATTTGCAACGGAAGGCGTGTATTGGACTAGGGCAGATAATGATAGGTTAGCCGGACTTATGCAAGTACATCAACGATTAAAAGAAGGTAAGCTAAAGATATTTAGTAATTGCGTACACCTAATACGCACGTTACCAGCTTTAACCTATGACAAAATCAAGGTGGAAGATGTAGATACAAAGCAAGAAGATCATGCGTATGATGCGGTGCGTTATATGTGTATGGCTAGACCTGTTAAATCGATTAAACCAGAAAAACCATTTAATGACGGTTATAGATATGTTGACGATAGCGAAGGAGAAACGAGCGCATGGGGCGTATGAGTGAAAGGGCGTTGCGTGATTACGCCTTTAAGGTTCTTAAATCGGAATATGGCGAACGTGAAGAAAAGGGCGTTATTATTCCGGCGAAATATACAGATGCACAACTAGCGGAATTTGCCAAAGCAATGCCGCAATGGCAGTTAGAGCAAATGTACGATATGATTTATGGTTCTGAAATGGTGGAGTAATGAACATAGAACAAACTTTTGATATATACGAAGCAAAACAAAATGTAAAAAGTGCATTAGCTGCCACGTCAGAATGGCGCAAGGCTGCTGCCGAAGATTTTGCATTTATGCAAGGTAAACAATGGCAAGACGGCGATTTAAAGAAAATGCGCGAAGCTGGACGGCCAGCAATTACAATTAATAGAATTAGACCGGTTATTAATCTGTTATGCGGTTATGCATCACAGAACGAAACAGAACCGGACTTTTTACCACGTTCTGAAGAAGATGATAGAATTAGCCGTGTTGCTAAAGGTATCACAAAATACTGTTTAGACCGTGCGAATTATCAACGGAACAAAGGTAAATGCTTCCGCGATAAGATTATTTGCGGTTTAGCCAATTACTGGGTATCTTATGAATTTGACTATACGAAGCTAGACGGAACTATTCAAATTGAACGTGTTTCTCCGTTTGATGCTTTCATAGATCCGGAATGTAAGAAAGATGATTTAAGCGATGCGCAATATGTTGGCCGTTACAGTTGGGAAAGCACGGCGAAACTAAAGCAAGTGTACCCCGATAAGGTTAATGAAATTGATGCCCTTAAACATAAGTACGATGATACCGAACAAGAAGCCGGCATAGTTGAAACGGTAGACGGTGAGGCGTTATGGTATAACAACAATTACAATAAAATCCGTGTAGTGCAGTACTGGTATAAGGAATACGGCAAAAGAAATGTGTTCATGACAAAAGAGGGGTTAATTGATGAAACTAACCCGTTATTTGTTGTGTTAATGGCTACAGGAAAGAAGCCTACAAGTATCCCAGATACTAAAATCAGATATGCGACATTCGCCGATGATGTGCTTCTTGAAGAAGGCGAAAGTCCTTATAAGCACGGTAAATTTCCATTAGTGCGTGAATATTGTTACTATACTGGTGAATTAGTAGATGATGAACTGGAACCAGCTGGCGTAGTGCGTGATATTAAAGATGCACAAAGGGAACTAAATAAAAACCGAAGCCAACGCATGCACGTAGTAAATCAACAATCTTTAGGCGTGAAATTCTGGCAAGGTCAATTCACGGAACAACTTAAACAAACAATTAAGAAGGAAAGCACGAAACCAGGCGCCAATATATTCCTACCGCCGGGCGTATCATTCACAGACGGCACGCCGGCAATGGATAGCAATATTAATATTAGCTTAGAGCAACAATCAAGCAATGATTTCTATTCTATCAGCGGTATTACTCCGGAAAGTCTAAGCGGTAGCGTAGGCGCCATGAGTGGCAAGGCTATTGATTTACGTCAATCTGTTACAACAGTTCAAACGGCTGGTATATTTGAACAGTCGAAGGAAGCAGAACGCCAAATTGTTAAACTCTTATGGGGCGAGAAAAACGCACCGGGTTTAATTCCGCAATTCTATAACGAAGCCAAAGCGATGCGTATTATGGGCGATGACGGTCAAAAAGAATTTGTACAGATTAAACCGGGTTTAAATCAACCTATGCAAGAACAAGTATTAACCGATGCACTAGAGCAACCGATGCGCGACGAAGAAGGCAACCCGATTAAACAAGTACTTTATGATCTATCCGCCTTTGATTTTGATATTGTAATCAGTACAAGCCAAGCAAGCGCAACGGCAAGACGTGCTAACCTTTACCAATTATTGGAAGCTAAGAAATCCGGCGTTGATATTCCTATGGATATCATTCTTGATTTCATGGACTTCCCAGAAAAAGAAACGGTTAAGAAACGTATGCAAGAAGCGGCAGAAAAACCAGCGTTACCAGAATTGCGTGTAAGCGGTTCGCTTGATGATATGCCGGCGGAAGCATTAAGTATGTACTTGCAAACGCTAGGCGTTCAGATTTCACCGCAACAAATCATGGCGGAACGGTTAGCCTTAAAAGGTAAACAACAAAACATTCAAAATGCACCGCCAATTTTACCGCCTATGAACGATTTAGGCACTATGTAATATAAACTATCAACACAATAATAAACGCTCCGTAATGGGGCGTTTTTATACATTTCGCCCTAAGTAACGGCGTTAAAAGGCTTGCTTATACATTATCGCCCGGCAACGGCGTTAAACTGCCATATTCTTATATTCGTCCGGCAATGACGTTAAAAGGCAATAAGGGGTATTTGATATGAAAGACGAATTAGTAAACATCGAAGAAGCTGGTTTCACACCGGAAGATTTAGAGAATGCTGGCGTTGAACTGGAAACAACCGAAGAAACGGATACACAGGAAACTGCAACAGATGAACCCTCTACAACTGATACAGTTGAAAGTGATGCGAATGATGCGGAAGTAGAACCGGAAGCGCCGAACACAAACGAAGAAACGGAAGAAACGCATGCGAACGATCATAACTTAAAAGCGGCACTTGCACAGGAACGCGCAAGACGTAAAGCGGCGGAAGAACGTGCTAGACAATACGAAGCACAACAACGGCCAATTACATTGCCAGATGAAGAAGTATCAAATATTCGCGACTTTGTACGCCGTGAAGCATTGAAACGCTTTAACATTACGGCGGAAGATTTAGAAAGTCTTATGTTTGAAGATGTACAGAAATATAACGATTTCATTCGTTTCGAAGCCAATGCGGAATATACAATTACTAACCAGCAAATGGCGGTTCATCAACAAAGACAAACAAATCTCAATTTCGTAAATGAAATTAAATCATTGCCGAACTTTGGGGAATTATATCAACGTGGATTAGAAAAGCTTAACGGAATGACGATGCGCGATGCACAACCGATTAATGATGCTTTTTACCGTGTTGATATTGGCGAAGGTACGGAAGCCGATTTTGAAACCATTAGAAACTTTGTAGCAGAATTGCAAAATGAACGGGCAACAAGTACCGAAGTACCGAATAACCCTTTACAAGTTGCGGCGACGTTGCCAAAAGCTGGCGCGTTAAATGGTGGCGTTCCTACACCTAATAAGGTAACGGAAGAAGATATTTTGAAAGCGTATAGCACGGGCAACCTCGATGCATTGCCGGACGATGTACGCAAATATTTTGACGAATTATAAGAGGTAAAACATGGCAGACCAAAGAACAAATAACAACATTTCTACGGCTTTAGTTCCTAAAGTATGGGCCAAAAAAGTATGGCATGAAGGCTTGAAAGAAAGCTATTTTGATAAGTTCACAGCGCTTGACGGTTCCAACGTGGTACACAAGAGCGAAGATTTAAAAAACGTAAAAGGCGATAGCGTAGTATTCGGTTTGATGATGAACCTTAGCGGACAAGGCGTTGAAGGTAATCAAAGAAAATTAACAGGCGCAGAAGAAGCCTTGAATATTTACGATTTCACAGTACAAACTCAACTTGTACGTAATGCGGTTTCTCGCTATGAAGCGGATGATCAAAAAGTACAATATGATATGTTAAAAGAAATTAAAGGTGCATTGAAACAATGGCTTTCTGATTGGTTTGATGACAAATTAATTTCCGAACTTTCTTATAGCCCTTCTAGTGATGCAACATTATATGCAAGTGCTGCCAATACACAAGCCAGCATTACGGCAAATGATAAATTAACTACAACTATTATTTCTCGTGCTAAACGAAAAGCGATGATGCATGCGCCTAAAGTACAACCGATTAAAGTTGACGGCATGGATAAGTATATTATGCTCGTTCACCCGTGGGCGGCACGTGATTTAAAAGATGATCCAAAATGGTTGGCAGCGCAACAAAACGCAAATGTACGCGGTTCTAAAAACCCTATTTTCACAGGTTCTTTAGGCGAATATGACGGCGTTATTTTGTATGAATACGAACGCGTAATTTCCGATAGAACAGGGGCATCTAATGCAAACGTAAGCCATAATTTATTATTGGGTAAACAGGCTGCATGCTTTGCGGTTACTAGACCAGCCAAGCATATCGAACAAACAGACGATTACGGCAACATTGCTGGTAACGGCATTGCGTTCTATGGTGCAGTTAAGAAAACTAAATTCAATAACCAAGACTACGGCGTTATTAATGTATTAACTGGTGGCGCAGTGGAACTCTAATTATAATAGGCGGGGTAAACCCGCCTTTATTCTATATGGGGGCGAAATGAACGTAAAACAAATAGTAAATAGGGCGTTCATGCAGATAGGTGATACACCACAGGAACAGTATACTCCGTACCATTTGTTAGAGTATTACAACGAAGGCAATCACCTATTGAACGCTTTAATCAGCCAATATTGCCCTAGCCTTGCAACTGCCACATACGAAGATAGAGGAACGGGGCGCATCGTGCTTCCGTTTCAATGTATCGGAGTATTGAAGGTACAAGCAGATAATGCGGAAGTGCAAGGGTATCATGTATTGAATTTACAAACGGTTGTATTTGATGCGGATCATGAGCAGAAAATAACCGTTGATTATATAAAAACTGCTGGATATAAAGGCTTAGATGATGAAAGCGGACTACCGGCGGAACTTGAAACGTTGTTAGTTGATTACATCGTATATAGAATTATGAACCTTGATATTACCGGTATTACTGGCAATATGGTTAGTGCGTTGCAATCAATTAATGAAGGTTTAGGAAATAATGAAAGTGTAATTGCGGAAGGGTATTGGAACTATGGTTGTAAGAGAACTGATTACTCTAGTTAATGTAGAGTCAAACGAAATACTAGATGAACAGTTGGAATATATCCAGTACATTAACGCAGCTATTGACTGGCTAACTACCATTCTAGTTAGTATTAAAGACCGCGAAGTGGTTAAGAATACGGATATACCTAACCTAAAAGGCGTACCGTCCGATTTTATGGGGTTCGTTCCTAAGAGTGGTTATCCTATCCGCATCATAAACGGAACGTTTGAAACGTATGACGGTGAAACGGTTAAGCAAGTATTCTATAGCGTGCGTAAAAATCACGTAGACGAAATGGACGATACTATACCGTTTTCTGAATTCTTTCATAGCTATCTAGTGCAGTTAGTATCCTTCATGGTAAAGAAGAAATCACTCATGACGGATTACGCCGCCTATGATAAGCAGTTCATAGACTACATCACGGAACAAATTAAGGTGGCACGGGGTATTGTGTAATGGGCGTAAAACAAGTAGCTATGACAAATGGCTTCAGATTGGGCCTTGATTGGAGCAACCCTCCGGAAAATATCGACGTACAAGCCTTAACACAGGCTAGACAATGCGAATTCGATAGAACGGATAATGCATTACGTACTGTTCCGGGCGTTCGTATTATGTATGATTTTGGGCAACCGGTCGAAACTTTGTATTATGATGTGTACCGTCATAAGTGGTACTTTTCTAGTGGCAGAAATTTATATGAAACTGATTTCAGTACTAATAAATTACTAGGCGCATTGAATGGTACAAACAAGCCGAAGTATCATGCATTTGGCGGTGATATTCTCATCGCAAGCGGCGATAAATTGCAAGTTGTTTCGGGTTCCGGTAAGTTGGCAACGCTAGAAAGTCCGGTATGTGATATTGTTTCAAGTCATTCCGGGCGTGTATTGATTGCTTCCACTAAATCGCATCGGTTGAACTGGAGCGCAGTGGGCGACTACAACGCATGGAACCATAACAACAATGATGCATCAAGTGCGCAATATGTAGACGTTGGCTATAAAGACCAAGGCAGCATTATTGCCGTTGATTTCCTATCACGTGCAATCATCGTATATAAGGAATACGGGCGCGTGTATCAAATAGTTGGTACACCAGATGCAAAGGATTTAACTGTATACCCGCTTTCTTCTACTGGCTATTGTAGCGGTGCGACGATTAGCATTGATGATCGCAGCTATTATTTAGGCAATCAAGGTTTCATGTCTTTTATGCCTACTAATACCTATGCAGAAATACAACCGTTTGAAACTGGCTTAAACATTAATTCATATCTATTGAAGTACATTACGAAAGATTGCGAAGTATGGCATATATCCAGCCGCAAGCAAATTTGGATAAAACCATATAACGGCAATACAGTCTTTATATATCACTACTTGCCACGTTATGAGGACGGGCGCGGAGTTTTCACATCAAGAAAATTCACGTACAACATCAATGATGCGGTGAATGTAGATAAAGAAGTATACATAGCCTACGGTAATAAGATTGGTATTCTTGATGAAACCATAGATACTGATGATAATGTACAAATTCAGACGTCAATAGTAAGCGGCAATAGGTTGGCAACAAGACAATTCATATTAATTATGAACTACAACTTTGTAACGCATAACCTTATTTCCGGCTATGGTACTATTGGCATTTCAAACAAAAAACCTAAACAGATTGAATTCGCTAGTAAATCAATTAAAACCTACTATGCGAATTTTAAGACCTACGATTATAAAGCGTTGATGAACGTCAACGAATACACAAAGGCTTATAAAATCGGTGGCGGTGCTAACCGTAATGTACAATTCAAAATCAATGTTCAAAAGGGCGCTATTTCATTACGCCAGTTAGATTACACATATGAGGAAGTTTAAATATGGCATACAAAGAAAAATACCCTTTGGATATTACGCCACAGGGTGATACAGTTCCGGAAAGTATCAAAAAGAACCGTGATGAACTGTTAAATATTGCGCAACAAATGGAACTCAAAGCCGGCGGCGGTGGTACTGGTGGCGGCGGCGGTGGTGGCTTACGTAACAGGGTATTAAGTGGCAAGGTAAGCAATGGTGAATTTGCTTTCTTGACTGGCGATAACCTAAGCGTAATGATTGACGGCAGCCAAACGCCTGTATTAGTTTCATTCGCTGACGGGTTCAACGATTACGGGGCAGTTGACTATATCCAAACAATTAACCGCAAGCAAAGTGCATGGAGCCTACCGGCTAATAGTACATCGTACCTTTATATTGAACGCTCCGCATCTGGTGGCTTAACTTATGGTAGTACAACGCTTGAACCGTTGCGCCAGCCTAATACACCAGCAGCGGCAACGGATAAAATGTATTACAACACTACAAACGAAAAAATGAATGTGTACACAGGCACATACTGGAAAAGCATTTTACGTGTAGTGGTGGCTATTGTAGTAACAGATGCAACGCGTGTTAAGTCGATTAAATATTATGATCCATACTTGAACACGGCAACCGATGCCGTAATAGGTACGCGCACGGTAGACGGTAAAGACTATATGCTAACTGACATTCTTAATAAAATGGCGGAAGCTATTAAAAAGATTGCTGGTGATGCTAACTTTACCAATAACCCAAGCCGTACATTAAAGGCACTATCTGATACGGTAAATGATTTAAGTAGTGTTTATTACCGCAAAACCGATACGGTAGCAGAGGCAACGCATGCGGTTTGTGCGGATACTGCAACAAGTGCGGAAACGGCAAATATCGCAACGCAAAACGTTAAAAAATCCGGTGATACTATGACGGGTAGGTTAATAGTTCCGAGCATTACTGGTAATGCGATTGATTTAGATTATTACGCCAAAAACAGTATTGGCTATAGTGGCTTTACATTTGGTGAATGTAATAGTTACCGTATATGGGGTTCCACATATTGGGGAACAGGCGCTATGTTCTCATGGAATACAGGCGATAACCGCATATTAGGTTCTCAACTTTATTTTGCTAACACTAAGGCGGCGTTTATTCGGTTTGATAACAATGTAAATATGGCTACAGAATGGCAACGTATCGCAACGTTTGAAAACAATAATACGCTAACATTCCCAAATGGCGCTAAGTTAAAGGTGGAATAGTATGCCTAATCTAGTACTTGAAAAAGGCGGCCAAACATTCCGGTTCGGACTACATGAAGAAAAAATCGTAACGCGCGGAAAGTATATAACTGTTCCATTTAATGGTAAAGAATACTATGCACGATATGGCGATACATCAACACCGCTGCAAATCGAAAAAGACGGCCGAACGTATTCCATTCAATATGAACCGGTTGAATTCGTTTCGTTTTCATGGGCCATAAGTAGTGGTGAAGGCGGTAGATATAATAAAAATGTATTTTTACCAAAAGGGCAGTACAGAATTACTTATACATATACCGAAAAAAATAGTAACAATATACCACAAACGAAAACAATGAGCGAAGTTTTTAATGTAAGTGCCAGCCGTGAAGTAACGATAGAGATTAATTATTACCGATCGGCAGTCATTCATAAAATATGGGTTACAATTCCGGAAGCATACAACGGATATCTAAAAAGATTGGATAGTTATATTACTTTTAACATCGAACGAATAGGGGAATAACAATGCAGCTTGATAGCTTAGAACATATGATAAAAGACTATGAACGGCGCACGGGCGAACGTATCAGCCTTGAAGGTTTTTATTTTGATGAAAACAACAATTACAAAGATAAATATAACTACTACTTTAAATGGTTCCCGAATGCGGGGTTCTTGTTCTGGAGTATCAACGAACATGAGGGTGAACGGTACTTTACCATTTGGCAAACATACGGTGATATGAAAGTAATAGGCAAGTATATTGTTGAAGTGATGAAGTTGAATGATCTTGATGTAATTGTAACGGCAACACATCGCAGCGTGCGCGGTTTTATTAAAAAGTGGAACATGGAACGTGTTCCAACTATGGACTATTCCTATAATGGTTTTGATTACAAAGTTTTGAAAACGGTGCGTAAGCATCTTGAAGCGACTTTGTAGAAAGGAAAAGCATGTTCACTTTTAATTTGCAATTATTCGGCGGTGGCGGTAAAAAGTCGAAGGTAAGCAGCATTGATGCTAAACTACCGGAAGCAACGGCCGACGAAAAGCAACTGTTACAAGGTCAGATGAATTGGATAAATAGCACCAATCAAAGCGCAAATACTTTACAAGGTATGGGCGATAGGGCCTTGAACAATGTAATCACGCCAGAATACGGCAGTATGTATAATGCGTATTTAGGCGCTAACCGTGGAAATCAGAACGCACTAGCGGCATTACAAAACCAAGTAACAACTGCCGGCGCTAAGAATGTAACGGATAACACCAGATACGCAAATCAACTGGCGGCAAGCGTTGATACTATGAACAACGGCGCGAGCCAACTGGCTAATGAATATAACGGCGCATTACTTAAAAATCAAAGTGCTATGAATAGCATTACAAACGGCCAACTACCTACAGGCTATGCAGATGCTAGACGTCAAGCACTCAACAACGATTTACAGGCAACTGTAGGCAATGCAGTTTCTGGGTTAGCAAGTCGCGGTATTGTGAATTCATCTATCACGGATAGTACATTGAATGATATTAGCAAAAACGCATCTAATACACTTGCGGCGCAATATTCAAACGACTTAGGGCAAGCGGCAGCACTTAACACGCAAGCACTTAATAATAACCTAAGTGGCATCGGTGCAAAAATGGGGTTATGGGGTAACACCTATAACAACCAACAAAACGGCATTATTAATCAAGCTAACTTGTTAAATCAAGGATACGCAAATCAAATGAATAACGCCGGCACCGCAGCGGGACTCGTAGGTCAACGCGAAGGGTTAGCACAAAACCCAATTAATACAGGTGCGACAACACAAAGCGCAGCTATTCAACCGGCTAAAGATTACTACTCTATGAGTCAGTTGAATAACGCGGATCAAGAAGATTTACTTACTAAATTTATGCAATTACGCTACGGCCTAGCACAACCAGCACAAACAATGGTTAAGCAAGGTTCTGGCGGTTTCTTTGGAGGTCTCATGAAAGGTTTTTGCTTCGTAGAAGGTACAGAAATTGCAACGCCAGAAGGTGGCAAGGCAATCGAAACATTTGTTAATGGTGATACAGTTATCACTTTAGGCGCGGTTAATGATGTAATCGCATTGCATGATATGGGCGATAAAGAAACATATCAATTACATACTATTGATTGCCAAGTTGAAACAACGGCAACCGAAAAAGTATTAACCCCTAGCGGTTTGAAATTGGTTGAAGCGCTAGAAATCGGTGAACCAATTATGACAGTACATGGCTATCAACCAGTTACAGTATGTGAACCTACTGGTGAAACTAAACACGTATACGAATTGCAATGTACTGGTGATAATCTGTTCTATGCCAACGGTATTATGGCGGAAGGCATCAATGAAGAAGAATTGAAAGCTATTGCCGAAGCACCGGAAGCAACTCCGGAAGAAAAGCCAGAAAAGAAAACTACTAAAAAATCTAAGAAAGACAAAGCAGTAGAGGAAGCAACAGAAGAAGTTGAGAAAGTAGAGGAATAACACAATGGGCGTTATCTACGTTAAAGACTTTGAACCGTGGGCGGCGCTGGGCGAATTAGCCGGGCAATATTTTTCGCATCGTTTAGGCGCATTGCAGAATAACAAAATGGCTAAGGGTTACCAATCCATGCTAGGCGGTGGCGGTGGTGGCGGGGAACAAGATCCCAACACTCCGCAAATCATGGATAACAATAACCGTATGGCTGGAATGGGTATGCAACAACCTAATAGCGCGGGGCAAATTAATCAATTACTAGCCAATTCTAATAACCCTATTGCCAATAACTTGATGCAGAAAAATAACGTTGGTTTATGGGGCGGTCAAAATCCGGCAGAACCAGCACAACCAATGCAAGCGAACACAGATGCACCGGCACCAACGCCGATTAATGATGCGCGCTTTACTGGTTATGCTAATGCGCCAAGTCCTATGATGCAACAACAGGCACAACAACCACAGGCACCACAACCACAACAAAATACGGGGTTATGGAATTTCCAAAACTTAAACAATACTGGTATTAATACAGGGGTACCGCAATCATATCAAGAAATGATGCAACAAAGGGCGAACAACCCTTTTCGTGGGGCGCCCAAATTGGTAGAAAGTGGTAATACCAACGAGGATAAAGCGCCGGGCCAATATTCCATACCAGATAAAGCAACCGTAACAAGTGAAGCACGTAAAAGACTAGGGGCGAATACACTCGCCCTAGTCAAAGCGGGTTTTGATTTCAAGACTGCCCAAAGCCTTGCAAGTGATCAATATCAAAACGATGTAAATACAATGTATGCGCAACAAGTCAACGACTACCAAGAAAAGGTACTTGAACCGATGCGCCAACAAATTATGAATAACCTTGTATTTACACAGGATAAAGACGGCAACCCGGTTGTAGATACCTATAACACAAAACGGGTTAAAGGGTTAGCGCCAGCCGTTGCAAGATACAATTATCTAGCGGGTAAAGTAGGCGCTGGCACTATTGATATGAATAACTTGAATTCTATTGCGGCACTTGATAAACCGGATTATAAATTTAGTTCCGCACAAAACGGTCATATTGTACGCTACAACATGGGCGACGGTACTATTCAAGATATGGGCGGTTATGGCAAGGTTGAAACAAAACAATTTGCGAACGGCCAAGTTATCGTGATGACTCCGGACGGTCAAATGAAAAACATTGGTAATTTCGGTGCTAAAAATATTAAAGTTATGCCAGACGGTAAAACCTATATTGTTGGCACAGACGGCAGTATGAAATATGTAGGTACTCATGTTAAACCAGCAACGCCGGCACAATCTGGCACTAGCGGATATAATGCACAAGTATTACGTACGCTTTCAGCGCAGCATACGGCATGGGTTAAATCTAACCCGGATAAAGCAGAAACAGAAAGTCCTTATTACGGGCAGTTACAAAGTGCATTAAGTGGTGCGCCTACTGCTGGTGGCGGTGGTGGTGCTGGAGCGCCAACAGTTAAGCGGCAACCGACGTATTCAAGCGAAGAACAAGCAGCAGTTTCCAAGCGAATGAACGAACTTTCAGCGCAAGGCTGGAGCGATGAACAAATAGCAGCGGAACTTGATGCGGCCGGATACGGTCAGTATAAATCGTGGTTAAAGTCTTATTAAATATAAAGGGGTAGGAAATGGGTGCGTTTGATGATATTACAGGCCAATACGGCAAGGCGGTTGGAAATAATAACAATGCCTTTGAAGATATTACAACCGAATACGGTTATGAAGTAGGCAACGCGCCCAAGCCTACTTTTTGGGACGGTGTTAAAAATAATGCCGAATGGGTAGCTAATGGCGTAAGCAATGCAGCATCTG